GTTCTGAACTTCGTTAATTAGGTAATCTGCAACCTCTTTTTCTAATACGCAATAAGGTAATGCCCCGTAATAATCAACGTTTGAGTAGTATTTTTGTCCTACGGTATAGTTTCCGCCCTTTAAAATCTGTATTTGTCCTCCAAACCCAAATGCTTTTATTGGTTTTGGAGGGAATTTTTTAGTGTCTTTCCAATTATCTGAATAATACCACCCCTCTATTTCGCCTTTATCGTTGCATTTTTGCGCTCTTAATAGCTGAAAAGGCACGTGTTCAACCTGCACAAGGCGTTTTTTACCATCGTAAATCAACTGAAAAGCGTAATTCCCAAGCATTTTAGCATCAATAATTACGTTTTTAAGACACTCTTTGCTTACTAACGACAAGAAACGGGCGTACTCATTAGGTCTCAACCTTGCATCACGTGCGCTAAGTCCTTTTCCGTACGCTAGTTTGACGAAATTGTTTATAATTGCGCTATTTGTAGTGCTAGAATTATATAAATCAATCAAATAGTTAAATTGATTGTTTGTGTCGCCAAATTCTACCCAGTCTTTGTTGTTGCTTTCTTTTATTTGTGGGCTTTTGTAGCTTTCTAGCTGAATAAACCTTACATTGCTTTCGTTATTACTGCTCATTTGTTACAAATTGGTTAGTCGTTACCCTTTGCGTGTAAACGTCTTTATTAATTGTATAATCTTCAACTGTTTGGTCGGTACAAAGTATCATATCGTGTAAAACTAAATCGCCTGCCGTATTAAATGCTTCAAAAGTTAGTTTGTCATTAACATTTAGCGACATAGCCGCATTTACAAGCACAAAGTAATACTTTTGTAAGTACACGCTGCTCTTTGTAAAATTGTATGTTGTGTTGTCCAATACGTTTTTAATAACGATAGTTGACACATCGTTCCCAATAGGAATGAATTTAAAAGTATGCAACGCATTATCAGGATTTGCTATCATCATATACCTATTATCGTAAAAAAGTGTATTTTGTTTTAAATTAAAAAAGCGATAGGGTTACTATCGCTTTTAGTTTGTTTAGTTTTTTACACTATGAACCTGACGTAACTGTAAATCCTGCTGTACTTAAACTAACTCCGATAAAATTAGCTGGTACTGGTTCATCTCCTGACAATGTAAGAGTATATCCTGACATATCGCCAAGTGCCGCACCTGTTACAAGTGTTCCTCCTGTTACTTCCATTCCTCTAGTTAATCCTGCGTAAAACAAATTTCCGTTATTATCTTCTACAATAACCTGAGGTCTGCCATAAGCCATTAACTTCAATTCTTTGTTCATTTTAGGCGTTAATTTTTTCAAAGACAATTCAATTACCTGCTCAAAATAAGTTGTCCCGTTATTTCTATCGGATTTAATATTTTGAACAAAGCTTGATGTGCCTTTTAAATCATACTTGAACGCTACTGGAGAACCTGCAACTGCATCGATAACATCTGTATCTGTTACATCATAAGTATATCCAGTCGCATCGCCATCATTTACGAAATAAACGGCTTTCAAACCGCCTATTACATCTTTACAAACTTCCTTTCTTCCTAGTGTTAAATCACAAGCCATAATATTTATGTATTAAAAAAGGTGGCGTTTATTGCACCACCTTTCAAGTTATTTAATCAGTTACTTAGTTTGCTGAATTAACGATTCCGTAAGTTACGATTTCTTCAACGTTTCCGTATTGGACACCGCCTGTCATTCTCATAACAATTCTTACGTTTTGAGAACCATCAATATCTGCCATATCGATAACTTTCACCTCGTTAGTGTCATTTAGTAATCCAGTACCGAACCATAGGTTTTCAGTTTGTGCAAAAATAGCCGTATTTGCAGCCAAGCCTTGAACCATTTCCAACTGTACTCCGTCGATTTGTAGTCCGCTTCCCATTGAATACCATTGAGAACCTTTTGTATCAGTTCCTGATGCTCCAACTCCGTTCGCAGCGTAACCGCCTAACGCCTGCACATAGGCTTTGAAAATGTTTTGTGCTACAAATATTTTTCCACCCTCTAATCCATACAATGTCGCAGGAATAGCGTCAACAATTTTTTGTAGTTCTGCTACTGCGTTTGCGCTTGTTACGGTTGTTCCTGCAACTTCATTCGCTGCTGGTAGGTTTGCATCAAGGGCTAAAAGGGTTGCAAATCCGTCAAACTGTCCGCTAGTTGTAGCGACACCTCTCCAAATATTAACCTCGTTTTCTGCGGCTACTTTAGCAACGTGATTCGCTACTAAGAAATCTGCAAAAGTTGGCGGCAAGTTATCAAATGCTGAGTAACCCATTGAAATCGCATCCCAATCAGAACGGAAATCTTTTTTGCAAAGTTGGTTGTTAACTTGTAATTCTTTAGGCTCTAAAATACGCTCGGTCAATGTAATTGTGCCAGTAGCGTCAAAGTCACACGTTCCATCTTTCAACAAAGAACCCTGTGTTAATTTCTTAACTACTTCTTTATATTTGATGTTCGGTTTAATTGTAACCAATCCTTTTTCTAAGGTTGGTGCAGAAAGCAAAGCGGCTGAAATATATTTTCCTGCGGCTTCTCCTGCGTAGGTTGTTGAAATGCTAGTTGTTGTTGACATTTAGTATATGTATTTTTTGATTAATGATTATGCTTCTGACGCCCAAATTCCAACACCCCCAACAATAAACCATTTTGTTAACGCTACTGCTTTTAAAGTAACATAATCGCCATTGTTTGCGGTTGCTTTTGTGTTGTTCAATTTTTTACCTACTACTCCGCTTGCAACTGAATCAGCGGCTGCGTTTGCGATACTTCCGTTAATTCCATCTACTGCGTTTGGATCAATTGATAATAGTACTGCTCCATCTGCTCCTGTGTTTCTAAATGTAAATTCCATTCCGATAGTATCGGCTGTAATAATTGGCAAATTCATAACAATAGCGTCTGTTGCTACGTTGTAAGTTCCTGCTCCTGCGTCTGCTGCTGTAAAAGTAGTAGTGGCTGAAACTGTTGTTTGTTTTGTACGACTCAATACTGGGTCATTACTAACTGAAATAAGTGTTCTTTCTGACATCGTTGTTTAGTTTTTTGAAAATAGTTTTTTATAAATTTTGCTCTCTGTTGTTTCAGGTCTTTTGCTGTGTAGCAAATTAACTTCAACTTTCTTTTCATTTTCAGGGTTAAAAACTAAAGGTGCAGGAGCGGCAGATAATTGAACTTTAATTGCTTCCAATTCTTCTTCTAATTTTGCGCTCTTTTGTTTCTCTAGTTCCAACTCTTGTTCTTTTGCGAAAAAAGTTTCTTTTGAAACTGATTCAACAATTTTTTTTGGTTGTTGTTCTGCTTCCATTTCTGGCGCAACAACTTCCTCAGGCACTTCTGCCTCAGGCGCACCTGCTGGCTTAACCTCTTTGATAATTCCCTCTTGTTCTACTAAGATGATTGAACCATCTTGAGTTTTGTACTCACCTACTGGCATTGCTACAATTCCCGTTTCAGATACAATACCGATAGAATAATCAGGCTCAAAAGATTCTGCTTCCACAATGGTAACACCATCTTCCAATTTCATCTGCTCCAATTTTACTTGAATAGACAAAAGTGCTTTGATTTGATTTAACGTTTTTTTGTACTCCATTTTGATTTATAAATTAATAATTACACTTGTTCCTTGATTCTCTAACGAACCAATACCTTGATTGATTAACTCTCCTTTGCAACACTCACGGCTGTATGTTTCTTCATCTGCACACAAACACCCTCGTTTATTATTGGTCGGACTAGAGTTAGTTTTCATTTTCTAGTATTTTTTTGATTTGCTCGATGATATTTTGCTCCTCTTTCATTTGCATTTTATCAGCAAAAAATCCCTCAATAGAAAATCCTTTTACTTTGCCGCTTTTTACATCATTCCAAACCGCATCATTATTGCACTTCATCGAAATCATCCACGTACCTACTGGAACTGAAAAACCGTATAAATTTGATTTGTCTTTTTGAGTGTCCTCAACAATCCAACTTTCTGTAACAGTCATTCCATCAATATCTTTTTCGTGTTGTTGTGTGGCGTTAGATTGATTGTTATTTATAAAGAATAACTCGGACGCTTTACGTACTGTTTGCTCGCTAAAAAACACATAAAACTCCTCGTTGTTTTCTTTTCTGTAAATCTTTTTGTTTGGAATTAAAGCCGCACCCATTAAGATTTTCTTTTCTAGGTTAACCTCTTTTAATTCTACTTCAACCTGTGATGAAAGCGCAATAAAATCAGATTCAATTGCAGGTCTATCAACTACTGAAATAGCATCGATACCATCTTTTTCATTTTCGATTACAAGTTCTACAATCTTCATTTTTTACTGCTTTTAAAATATTATCGTTAAAAAGTTTGGTTTGTTGTATTTTTGTTTTTACATTCGTGCTTTAGGTTTAAGCATAATTGATTTTTTGGGGCTAACAGCTATCTTTTTGGTAGCTGTTTTTTTATCCTAAACTAGCACTACTAATGGCATTTCTATCTAATGATTGACCGCTAGTAACGTCTTGCGCCACTACATAAGTTTTAACTGGTGTTTGCTCACGGTTTGATAATGCTCCTGCTAATTGATTAACTCCGCTATTACCTACCACGTTGAAGTTAGGAACTGCCGAACCCCCTCCTGTTGGAGCTGCTGCTGCCGACGGAACAGCACCGCCTCCACCGCCACTCGGCACTTTTACTTTATTTATTGCAGATATATTTTTTAAACCTACTGCAATAGCCAAACCTGCATTTATAGGAGCTAAAGTTGGTCCGACAAATGGAATACCTACCGTTGATTCGTAGGCTTTTTGTGCGCTTGTAAACATAGATATAGTTGCTGCTGCAATAGCTAAAACTTTACCTGCTCCAGTTTGTTTCCCTGCTAACTCGGCAGCCATATTTGCAGTATTAGCAACCGCATCTAACGCTTGTATTTTAGCTTGTGTTTCGGCTTTGTCGATTGCCATTCTAGCTGCAGCATTTTCCTCTTTAAATTTTGTTCTGTCTGCTTCGCTTTTAAAAACCATTTGATTCTCCATTGCCTCACGTGAGGCAACCGCAGCCAATCTTTGATCAAAAGAAAATTTTTCAGAATTTGCAATAGTTAAGTTAGTTGCCGCCCTTGTGTTTGCTGATTCAATATCTTTTTTTAGTTTATCGGCATTAGCTTGTAATTCTTGTGCGTTTAAATCTTGACGGCTTTTATAAGATGCTTTTAATAAACTATCTTCATATTCTAAAGTGCCTTTTAAATATGTGGATCTTTTGTCTAGTATTTCTTTTTGTCTTGCTAACTCAGCGGCTTGGTTTGCTTTCTGTTCGGCAGCCATCTGAGCGTTAAGTTGCTTTTGTTGCTTATTAGCCGAGCGTAGTATTTGAGCGCTTTCAGCTTCTAAATTTATAATTTCGGCTTTTGCTTCTGCAATTGCGTCTAGTCTTTCGTCCGCTGAGGCTTTTCTATCTAACTGTGCCGCCCTTAATCTTTTACGAGCGTTATCTAATGCGTCTTTTGTGTATTGCGCCTCTCC